AACGGTAGTGTCAGTGGCGCATCATTTAGTGTTTCTACAAACTTGAACATTGCAACAGGTAACTACAGTAACTTTGAAGTTGCTAACGTATCTGGAACAGTTGCAACAATTGGTAGTAAAAACTACGAATTTGGTACTACTGCACCAGCAGGCGACCTAGCAACAGGTAAACTTTGGTATGATAGCAGTAACAACGTTGACATTTGGTATAACAAAAATGTTGGCGGAACTGCAACATGGACAAAATACTCAGCAGACTACGATGTAAACGTAGCGGCGAGTGAGCCTACAACACAAAGCGATGGCGGTTCTTTAGTAGACGGCGACCTTTGGGTTGATTCAGATAACTTAGAAGACTATCCATTAATTTACAAAAGAAAATCAAGTGCATGGGTACTAGTCGATAACACAGACCAAGTGTCTGCAGACGGTATTCAGTTCTTAGATTTAGCATCATATGGCGCATCAGTAGTAGACGCAGACGCAATTAGTCCAGCAACAGTACCATTTGGTATTTTAGCATGGAACTTTAGAGCCAGTGGTAAAAACGTTAAAAAATACTACACTTCATATTCTTACAGTGGCGGTACACTAACTAATGTATGGGTAAGTGAGTCAGGCAATAAGTCAGACGGTTCACCTTACATGGGTAGAAAGGCACAGAGAAAAGTTATTGTTCAATCAATGCAGGCCGCATTAGCAAACAATAGCGAAATCAGAAGTGAAGTTAATTTCTACAACTTGATTTCCGCTCCTGGATATCCAGAACTAATAGATGAGATGATTACTCTTAACACAGATAAGAAAGAAGTCGCATTTATTGTTGGTGATAGTCCAATGAGATTAAAATCAGATGCAACCAGCATTAAAAACTGGTCAACCAATGCCAATAACGCAAGTGAAAACGGTGAAGATGGACTTATTGCAAGTAATCCATACGTTTCAGTTCACTATCCATCAGGTTTAACAACAAACTTAGACGGATCAAGTGTTGCTGTACCGGCTTCTCATATTGCATTAAGAACATTTGCATTCAATGACAATGTGGCATATCAATGGTTTGCACCAGCAGGGTATCAAAGAGGTATTGTACAAAACGCAACTAGTGTCGGTTATGTTGACGGACCAAGTGGCGAGTTTGTACCTGTTTCATTAAACAACGGACAAAGAGATACACTTTATTCAAATAAAGTTAATCCAATTGCTAACTTCCCAGGAAGAGGCTTAGTTGTATTTGGACAGAAAACTCTAAACCCAACTGCAAGTGCATTAGATAGAATTAACGTAGCAAGGCTTGTAAACTACATTAGATATCAACTAGATATCGCAGTTAAGCCTTTCTTATTTGAACCAAATGATGGTATAACCAGATCAGGTGTTAAACGAGTTGCTGATTCATTATTATCAGAACTAGTTACACTAAGAGGTTTATTTGACTTCATTAGTGTTTGTGATACAACAAATAACACACCTGCAAGGATTGACAAGAACGAATTATACTTGGATATAGCGATTCAACCAACTAAAGCAGTTGAATTTATATACATTCCGATTAGAATTCAATCAACTCTTGGTCAAACAGGCTCAGAATAAGATTATTCTAAAAATTATAAAGGGTGGATTTTTCCACCCTTTATTTTTGGCCGAAAAGAGATAAATAAATGCAATAGCATGTAAAACATGTGATTAGGAGATCGAAAGATGGCAGTAACAAAAGACAAATTTGGTGTACCTATTGAAGGTGCTCGATTAGGTATTTTACAACCTAAACTCAAATACAGGTTCCGTGTACTCGTAACTGGATTTGGAGCAGGTGGTAGAACCGATGAGTTTACAAGTAACATTGTGAGTGTAACTAGACCAACATTTAATGTTGACGAAGTTGAAGTACACAGTTATAACTCTCGTGCATATATTTCAGGTAAACATCAATGGGAAGCAATAACTCTCACATTAAGGGACGATATTACTAACCAAGTTTCCGCTTTAGTCGGTCAGCAAATCCAAAGACAATTTAACCATTTCGAACAAACTACCGCAGTTAGTGGTGGAGACTACAAATTCGATATGCTTATCCAAGTCTTAGATGGTACAAATGCTGAGCCAACAGAGCAATGGGAACTAGAAGGATGTATGCTACAACAGGTTAACTATAGTGATCATTCATATGATGCCAGCGAAATTGTTCAATTAGACTTGAACGTCAGATACGATAACGCGGTACATGTGGCTGGACCTAATACACTCGGTGGTAAAGTTGCCGCAGGTGACCCATTCCCATTGGTATCACCACTACCAGCAACACCAGGCACTGGAGTATAATTTAGGCCTATTTCTATAGGGAGGACCGATGGCAAAATTCTGGAAAGAGTTAATCGGCGGACAAGTTAAAAACGGGATTTATGTAGCCGGACCAAGACACGCAAGTAGCAAATTAGCGAGTTTTAGTTCCGGCAACCCCCCTCGTTTGCCGTTCCAATATATAGTTCATTTTCAATTGAATGAAAACATAGAGAAAAATTTTAATTGGACAAGTGAGCCTTATTCTCTGGCACAAATGGTAAAAACTGTTGAAATGCCTGGTGTAACTCTTGTAACAGAAAAAAGACCAAAGTACAACAGAAACGTTCCAGTGATGTTGTCAAAAGAATTTAAGCCATTTACTGTGACTGTACACGACGATGTTAGTAGTACATGGCAAAGGTTTTGGCAGGTGTATTATAATTATCATCTAACTGATGGTAGGCATGTGTATGAAAATCCAGGTGATATTATTAATAGAACTGTACATAATGCCAAAGGTATAATTCCAGAAGATCAATTCAACAGTCAATTTCAAGGCATAGATATAAAACCAGCAACGCGATCTCAGTTTATAGACAATATTCACATCTATCATTTACATGGAGAAACAGTAACTAGAACAACAGCGGTCAATCCAATGATTACCGATGTACAAGCAACGCAATTAGATTATGCCGGAGCAGGCACTTCGCAGGAAATAACTTTTCAGATAGAGTACGAAAAGATTATGTATTCGCCTGTTATAAATTTTAAGTATGATGAGGAAGAAACATTTTTAAAAGATGCCATAGAAGACTTTACTAAAGCAACACCATTCAATCCAACAGGCGATAAAATTAAAGGCATAGTAAAAAGTCTATTCGGATTGACTCAACGTGCAGGAAACAGTAGAACAGATTTAACCACACTATCTGATGCACCTAGAGTTGACTATGGTGGCGAAATGGTAAACATCGATTTAGGACCAGGTGAATCAGTTGGGTTCTTTGGAAATTTACTAAGAAACGCAGTTAGAAAGAAAGCAAACGAACTTACATCTGGACTACTAAAGAAAAATAATAAAAATCTAGGCAAATTTAAAATATAACAATGAGCACAATATATAAAAACTTTGGCGTAGATTTTGATACAAATAAATCAAATAATCATTTCAAAATAATATCAAAAACAGGTGAAGAATTAAATATCAATCCTGAAACATTGCAATTACAAAATCTTAACACACAAGCGGACACAGGTGGTAGTACTAATGGATACAGAATAGATCAAGTATTTGCAGATTTTAAAAATTCTGGTTTGACAGATAAGTTAGCAAATTTTTATACAATTACATTACAGAATATTGCAGACAGCAAAGAGGTTGATATCTTAAGTTTGTACACTAAAGACGGTGACAACATTGTGATTTCAGATTCATTGTTAAAGGAAATCAATGATACTTTACCTAATTCTGTAAGATTTCAAAATCCTGAAAAAATATCATCAGACAAATATGTTCGCCTACTCATAGGGGCGTAACATGGCCAAATACGCCAAAGGCACATTCGAACCACAAAACCCAGGAAAGTATGCAGGTGCTAAAAGTCCTTACTATCGCAGTAGTTGGGAATTAGCATTTATGAACATGTGCGACAGTCATCCAAATATCACACAATGGGCAAGTGAAAATATTAAAATACCATATAGACATCCTGTAACAGGAAAGCATACTGTGTATGTACCAGACTTTACAGTAATTTACACTGATAAAGATGGTAAGAATCATATGGAAGTAATAGAGATAAAACCAGGCAGTCAAAGTACAATGGAAAGTGCAAGAAGTAGTGCAGAAAAAATCCAAGTTGCTATTAACTTAGCAAAATGGACAGCCGCAAACGAATGGTGCCAACGCAAAGGTGTACGTTTTAGAGTGTTAAATGAGAATCACATATACATGAACACCAAGAAGAGAAAGAACTAAATAAAACTATGACACGCAAACTGGAAGAAGAATTTAATTTGCCGCCTATAGAGGAAGTGTTGCCTGTTGAAAAAAAAGAAAGTAAAGAAATAACAGAAGTAGAAGTTAAAGAAGCACTCACAAATGCTGAAAAAATAGATTCTGCATTACCCAAAGTAAAAGATTTAACAGCACATGACAATGAAATGGAAGATATTGCTCAAAAGGCATTGGATAGTTATGATGAACTTATGAACTTAGGTATGAATGTGCAAGATGCTCATGCAGGAAGAGTGTTTGAAACAGCAAGTAAAATGTTACAAATAGCAATGGACAGCAAGAATGCCAAAGTAGACAAAAAATTAAAAATGATAGATCTACAAATACGCAAAATGAGGCTAGATCAAAACGAAGGAACACAAACCAGTAATGATGGCGGTGTAATGGACAGAAATCACATCCTCCAGATTTTAAACAAAAAAGATAAATAACTACATAGGAGATAGTATGAAAACACCTTTTAAACAAATTATAAAAGAAAGTTTTAATAAAACTTTTAACTATAGAATCAAATTTGCTGGAGATATATCCAACGAAGGAATAAAGCAGTTAGAAAATATCTTAGGCAAATATGGCGTACAAAGTGTGAGTAGTGCTAAAAGAACTCCTATTCAAGAAGAACCTTTAGATTTTAAAAATAAAAAACTTAAAGGACCAACAGAAGTAACAAGTGTAGACGTTGTTTTACAGTATCCAATAAACGAAAGATTATTAGAAGTTTGGGTAGCAGTAAATATGCAAATGCTTTCAGAATATGTTGTTGTACAACCAGTAGAAAGTCCAAGAACATTAGAAGATGAAGTCACTAAGAACAGAATCGAAAATGACAAAGATAGATATGCTGATATGGAAGATGCAGAATTAACTAACGAAGAACAGGCACATTACGAAATAGAAAACAAAGATTTAGACTTTGCAGAATTAGGAATGTACGGCGAAGAGTTTAATTCTAAGTTTATAGCAGAATTACAAAAAATCAAAGATGAAAAAGGTGCTGATTATTTCAGAAACTATCCTAGCAAAAGCATGATGATGGGCGATGACCTCAAACCATTAGCAGACGCAGTAGGACTAGCACACGATCCAAGTGTACAAGGTAATGAGTATCCAATCAATCAAGGACCGGTAGTACAATAATGTCAGAAGATATCAGAAACTATATTTCCATTATGGAGTCATTTTACATGTCTTCACCATATGGGCAACAAAGCGAAGGCGAGGACGACAAAGAAACAGTAACTTATAGCAAGACTAAAAAGCAAGGCGATAATACTGTAACTGTCAGTGCCAATGCAGACAGCATGGACGAACTACACGACATACTAAAACTTGCAGGTATTACATTACCTAAAGGCAAAGATTCTGAAGAACATGATCACGATGAAGAACCAAAGCAAGGCGAGTACGCAGATGATATGTGTGATGGTTGTGGAAAGCCTGGTGATGAGTGTGAATGTGAAGACTGCGATCAACACGGTGATGACGAAGGTCCAGAGCCTACTAAGATG